ACAAAGATTACGAAGCAACTCTTAAAGCTAGAAAAGTAAGAGCAAAATTTATTACCGAAGCAGGTGGCGCAGGTTTAGCTATATCAGGTTCAACAGAAGCATTATTAAGAGACTATTACCGAACTGAAGGTAAATACAGAAATGCTTTAAGAAACAATATGGCTATTAATGTTTCTCAATTTGAAAGAAATTTAGAAGCCATTCAATTTGGTCAAGAAAGTCAAATGACTTATGAAGTTCCACCTAATCATAATTTATTATTTGCTACACAAGCTCTGAATGTAGCAAACACTTATTACAGTCTTGAAGTTGCTAAAGAAATGAGAGGATTACAAACTGGAAGTCAAAAGCGTGGACACAGAAAATCAGTTAGTTCTTATCCTGCGAAGACATACTCAATATAATGGCAGTAGATTATAGTAAATTATTTTCTAATAAAAAAAGAACAACTCCTGAACTTAATTTAAAGCCAGAAGAACGACTAGTTTTATCGAGTGATTTTAATTTATTTTATAAACCTGAAACAGAACCTTTACCTTCAGGTGTAGAAAATTTTGTTGCATCATTAGATAACTTTATTAATGACGCAGGAACAGGATTGGTTATTGCTTCTGAAAAAAGACAGAAAAAAGAAGAAAGTGCAAAAGCTATTGAAGACCATGCTCAACTAAAGTTAAAATTCCGGGACGCAGTAAAATCAGGTGAAATTACAGAACAGGCGAACCCATATTATATAGAAAAGTTTAAACAGCTTTCTCTTAATGAATATGCGACTGAATTTATAGATGGACTTAATAAAAAATATGGAGAGTTAGGGGTTGTTAATGACATTACTGACGGTGCATTTACTAAGTTTTATAAGAAAGAATTAACTGACTTTATTACAAAGAATAAATTAGATTTCTTTGAAGCAACAGAATTAGAAGAAGGTTTTTTTAAAGAAACATCTTCACAAAGAGCAATTCTAGAAAATAATCACAGACAGTCACAGCTTAAATTATTTAAAGATAAGTTTGATGATAAATTACAAAATAAAGTTTACGGAATTATCAACCAATATAAAGATATAGACCAAAGTCCGATATGGGACGATAATCAGGATAAGTTTTTATTATTAGGAGAAAAATTACAAAAAGAGATTAAAGAATATTATGATTTAACTGGTGATGGTCGTGATGCAGTAGATTTAGTTATTAAAGGATTAGAAGAATATGTCACTACTACAAGAGACTATGATTATGCAAAAGCTATAATAACTCATTTACCTTCAATATTAAAAAGTGGAACAAACACACTTGAACATATTGGTCGTGTTGAAAAAGTACAAGAAGAACTTTTAACTTTATTAACTGAAGCACAAGAAGCAAAAGAAGATGCAGATGTTAAACTTTTCGATACTTTAGCTAAAAAAGAATATGTAGATGAATATACTTTTCTACAAGAACAAAAAGAAGATTTTGATTTTTGGGAACATAGAGGAACTATTAAAGATGAAAATCGTTTAAAAGCATTCGATACTTTTATGTTAGACCAAAAGTTTGCAGGTGGAAAAAGTAATAATCCTGCAATAGAAAAAGAAATTTTTACATTATTAACTAACGGTGAATATGAGGAAGCTGAAAAACTTGCACAAAAAGCATTTCGTGAAAATATGATTACAAAACAATATTATACTTCTCTTATACTTTCAGACATTCCAAATTTCAGAGCTTTTAAAGATAAACCTGTCTTCGGCAATTTAGAATACAAAGGATTTGTTGATGCTTTGAAAGTTGAAATGGCTTCAGGTCAGAACGCAGGAAACAGAATACAAGCTAGTCAAGCCAACACCTACATTCAGACAAGAATGATGAAGTGGTACAGACTTTATAACAAAGATAAAAAATATATTTTAGAAGATGGAACTTTTGATGATTTAAAATTTGAAGATGATTTCCTTACATATTTTAGAAACATGATTGTAATTATGCAAACCGCTAGAAATACAGCAGGTGATTTGTTATTTCCATCTCTTGAATGGACAAGCATGAAACCAACTAGAACTATTACAAATATTCTTGATAAGAAAATAGAAAAATTTAATAAAGAACCACAAATACCTGACTAATGGCAATATTAAGAAAAGCACCTAATGGTGAAATTGTTTCCTTCGCAGATGGAACAAGCGAAGAAGTTATTGCAGAAACATTAAATAAGCAAGAATACGGACACCCAGATAAAGGTATGGCAGTTGATTTACCTGATGGTTTAAAAAATAACTGGCTATTCGATAATATTGCAGTTGCACCTTATGAAGCGTCTAGAAAATTCATAAATTCAACAACAGGACTGGTAGAAGGAATAGGTGACACTTTAGGAGAATTGACAAATGTTGGTGGCTTTAAATATCTTGAAGATGCCAAAAATGGAAAACTTGAATATGTTCCTTATGATAAAGCTATTCAGCAAAAAGATGTTTATGGAATACTTTCACCAATCACAGGAAAAATTGGTGTCAAAGATGCTTTTAATATTAAAGGTTTCTTTCATGACCCAACTGACCCAACAAATGACCATCATACTGAACATCTAACAGCAAAATTTGTTGAAGGTGGTCTTCAATTTTTAATTGGTTACAAAGGAGCAGACAAAGTTCTTAAAACTGGTCTTGGCTTAACAAAGGCAACCACTAAAATGGGTGTCTTTGCTGAAGTAACTACTAAAGGGGCGATAGCAGATTTTGTAGCTTTTGATGAAAATTCAGGTCGTGTTACAGACTTACTAGCTGAATTTGCACCAGAAACAGCAGACAAATATTTAAGTTATTTACAATCTGACCCTAATGATACTTTTTGGGAAGGGAGACTTAAAAATAGTATTGAAGGAATTGGTTTAGGTGCTTTTGCTGAAGTTTTATTTAGAGGACTTCGTTATACTTATAAAGGTTTAAGAGGTTTAACAAAAGGCAAACAAGCTATCGAAGATAAAAAAGTCATTGATAAATTTCATGACACTCTAGATACTATTAAAGATAAAGTTGATGATGCAGTCTCTCCAACAGAAAAATTAAAAGTAATAAGCGAAGCTGCCGATACTGTTCTTAAAAAAGAATTTAAAACTACAAGCAGAACTATAAAGTCTGATGCTGATAGAACTAAAATCTTATTAGAAATAGCAGACAAAGGTTTAAAAGAAAATTTTGAAAAATGGCAGAGAGGTGAACTTTCTGCTGAAGAAGCATTTAATATTCCCGCAGGTTTTATTAATTTAGAAACTTTTAAAGGAACTAAAAAAGGTGAAGGACTTACTTTTGAAGGTCTTAGAACTTTTAAAGCATTTCATGATGCAGTTCATTCAATTAAAAAGAAAAAAGTTTTTACTGATGAAGCTGTAAAAAGAAAAGCTATAAATGAATATGGTAATGATGCTAATGCAGTTATGCAAGATTTTGCAAAATTTGCAGACAATGTTGAAGATACAAGTTCATTAATATTTGCACATGAAGTTGCCTACACTTCTTTATTAAATGCTTTTCCTAAATTTATAAGACAATACAAATCAGGAAAAAGAACTTTCAAAGACATGCAAATGATGTACTTCATGTTGGAAAACATGGGGAATAATGCAGGGAGAGTTAGAACTGCGTCAGGAAGAAATTTAAGAGTATTCCAATTAACTAAAGAAGAATTTGCAAACGCAAGATTAATTGAAGACCAAGTTTTAGAAGCAAGTAATGCTTATAAGAATTTTGGTGGCGGTCAAGAAAGTTTTGAAAGATTTTTAGAACAAGCCGCTAGAGCAGACGAACCAAGTGCTTTAAGAAAAGTTATTCAACTTACTTGGAGAAATAAAACTTGGAATGTCTTAAACGAATATTGGATTAACGCTTTATTATCTTCACCAAAAACACAAGCAGTAAATGCTTTATCAAATGGTTTTGTTATGGGCATTAGACCTATTGAAGATATTATTGGAAATAAAATTTCTCAATTAATTTCACATGGCGACCAGGTTAAAGTAAAAGAATACAAACTTCAGTTAGATGAAAGTTCTGAAAGATTAATTGGTTTAGTCAGCTATATTAAAGATGCAAATAAATATGCTTATCATGCTTTTAGAAATGGTGAACTTATTTTACAAAAAGGTGATGTGGCAGCAGGAAAAATTGATACAGCATTAAATAAATCTATTCCTACTAAATTTGGTGGTGGTGTTATTAGACTACCTTCAAGATTTTTAAATGCAACAGATGAATGGTTTAAACAAATAAACTATAGAGCAAAATTAAATGCACAAGGTCTTAGAGAAGGTAAAAGATTAAACTTAACAGGCAAAAAACTATCAAAATTTCAAGATGAATATTTTAAACAAGGTTTTGATGAAACAGGAACAAGAGGAGTTAATGAAGAAGCATTACTCTATGCAGAAGAAAATACTTTTACAAATGAACTGGTAGGTTCTACTGCAAAATTTCAAGACTGGATTTTAGCTAATCCATTTATGAAACAATTCTTTCCATTCGTTAAAACACCTTTCAATATTGCAAAAGCAATTTTAGACAGAACGCCTATTGGTGGAATTTATAGATATAAACATATTCTAGGAACTTCAGGTGACCCAAGAATGATTGCAAAAGCTAGAGGTCAATTAGCAGTTGGCAGTTTTGTTTTAGGTAGTGCTTATATGTTAGCACAAAATGGAATTATTAGTTCAAGAACGGGTTACAAAGGTGAGAAAACTATAGACCCATATAAAGATGCGGAAATGTTGAGACTTAAAAAGTCTGCAACAGGATTTAAACCTTATTCAATTAAAATAGGTGACTGGCAATGGCACTTCGGTCAATTAGACCCCATAGGTGCTTTATTTGGCATCATGGCAGACTTCGTTGAATTTAGAGACCAAATGACTGAAGCAGAAATTGAAAGAATTGGTGTTGATATGCACATTGCTTTAGCAAATGGAGAAAACGCATTAGATGGTTGGCAAAAAACACAAATATTTACTGGTGCAACTCTTAAAGCATTAAGAAGCAATGTATTAAGCAAAACTTATTTACAATCAATTAATGAAGTTGTCGAAGGATTTATGTCTGAAGAACCACATAAATTTCAAAGATATATAAATAATAAAGCAGGAAGTTATGTTCCTAATATCTATAAGAAATTTGTAAACGACCCATACTTTAGAGATGCAAGAACTTTCTTTGACCACATGAGAAAGAATACAGGTATCGGACAACCACCTTCACCTAGATACAACGCTATTGGTGAACCACATAAGGATAAAGATGGCTTCGCTAATAGAATGTTTAAAAACATGTTTAATATCTTTGGAACACAGAAACTTCATAAAGATGTTGTTGCGCAAGAAATTTTAAGATTAGGAAAAGGTTTTCCAAACATGAAAGAGTATATGAATAATGTTCATTATAAATCTTATAAGAAAGGCAAATTAACTGCATGGGACGCTATTCATACACATTTAAGAACAGTTAAAGTAAATGGAAAAACTTTAAGACAAAGATTAGAAGAAGAAATTAAAAAATCAAGTTATCAAAATTTAGCTGAACCAGTAAGTATTGGAAAGCAAATGGTATCTACAAAAGGTAAATACGATAAATTAAAATTCATTTATGGAAAATTTTTAGAACAAGCAAAAAGAGAATTTGAAAAAGAAAAAGTAGATTTCATTCATATTGACAATGAAAAACTTTCTTTAAAACAAGGAGAAAAAAATCAAAAGAGAAATATTAAATTACTTAAACAACCAAGTAATAAAAATAATCCTCTTAATAAAAATAAACTTTCACCAATATTAAATTGGACAAATAAATAAAAAAACTATCAAAAATTAAATGGCTTACTTAGCTCGTGTCAGCTATACGGGAAACAATAGTACAGTAGATTATTCTATTCCGTTTTCGTATATAGCCACTTCACATATTTATGCGTGGTTAGACAATGTTGCTACAACAGCATTTTCAGTGTCAGCTTCAACTTTGACATTCGACACTGCTCCTGGCACAGGCGTAGCAATTTTAATTAAAAGAGTTACACCAACAGATGCAAGATTAGTTGATTTCCAGGACGGAAGTGTTTTAACAGAAAGCGATTTAGACCAGTCGGCAGACCAAAACTTTTATATAGCACAAGAAAGTTCTGATACTGCACAAACTCATTTAGCTTTAAATAATTCTTCCTTATGGGACGCAACAAGCAAAAGAATTAT